TGGTAGATGTAAATAAAGCACACGCTAGGAACTATTGCCAAGCGTGTGCTTGGTCTAAGTTAGGAGCAACAGATGTCATACACAGTAAATGAAATAGCGGACTTAAACGAGTCCATTGATACAGCCATAGTATCAATCAAAAAAGCCAACGCTATCCTCGAAAAAATGATGGCGACTGGAAGAATCTATGTGGAGGAAGAATAACAAATGGATAAGAAACAAGAAACAATAATTAAAAACAATGCAGTTGATTATGCCAAGCGTTTCTTAGCACACAAGTATGCTCTAGAATATGCTGAACTATACGAAGCATACTGCCACAATCGTGGCGTAGATACATCTAGGTCTAGCAGAATACCACCAATAGATGAGCGAATATTGGTTAATAACATTAAGAAGGACAGCGAATGAGTAAAGAACTACAAGAAGCATTAGATAAAGCAGCACTAGCAGTGCAACCCATACTAGATGAGATGCTAAAGGAGATAGAAGAAGATGAGTTATGAACCACCACTTGAAGATGATGTGGCACTAGACAAAGACACAGAAGAAGAGGATGATGGTTATCAAGAACCAGACAGGATGTGGGGAGATGAATGACATTACATTCCTCCCTCTCACACCATTACAGTCCTGGGTCTTCCTCATTACAGTTTTCTATATCCTCTACAGATGGGTTACTAAATGAAGAAAGTATTCGCACTACTTACAACATGGTATGTAGCATTCTTATCGCTACTACCATGGCACATGCCAATAACAAATGCACACACAGAACCCAAGCCTACAGAGATGAGCGAGTTTCATTGGACTCCCCGTGCTCTGAAACTATATGCAAAACAATTCATGCGTATGGCCTATCCCGAGTGGAATATGTCTGAGCATCGTGCACTTATGAAACTATGGGGCAAAGAATCAGCATGGAATCCAGCAGCAGATAACCCAAACAGTTCTGCATTTGGTATTCCACAACTGTTAAACCTTGACCCAGAAACGCCAGCCCCGCAACAGATTGAGCGGGGGCTGGCCTATATCCAGCACCGTTACGAAAAACCATCAGTCGCTTGGTCGCATTGGCGAACAAACGGCTGGTACTAACAACAAACTAAGGAGAAAGAAATGACAGTAACACTAGAAGAAATCGAAAACTACTACACTATTCTCTTAGATGAGAATGGCAAAGAAGAACAACTACTAACACAACGCAAGCGTTTAACTGACGCTATCTATGCACAGGTTGATTCAGATTCAGCACCAGATGATGACCATATTGCAGAGATAGCAGCAGCATTACAGAAAGACATTCAGTTGCGTGACTTTGTATTAGGTCTACCATCTGAGCGTGAGGTTGTATCAGTCAATAAGTATTTAACATATCTTTATGAAACAGTACCAACCAAGTTTATTGCACCTATTGCAAGTGTGTTGGCTGCAAATCTATATGCGTTAGAGGAAGTAGATTCTGCTAAAGAAATGCTTCACAATGCAATAGTACATAACCCTAGTTACTCACTAGCAAATCTACTTAACCGTGTCTTTACTTCAGGTTGGCCTTCAGGTGCGTTTGTTGCTATGACCCACGAACTACACCCAAAGGTTAAAGAAGGAATGGGTATCTAATCATGGGGTTGGATATGTATTTGTATGCACGGAAAGGTATCTCATCTATTGATTGGGCAACAGCCTCAGATGGAACACTAGATAAGAAACCTAATGCAGACTACACAATACTAACCTCCCTTATGGGAGCAACAGATTGGGCTTATGACCCAAATCAACTGGCCTTTGCTCAGGTATCTATTCAAGTTGGATACTGGCGTAAAGTTAATGCTATTCACAATTGGTTCATTGAGAACTTAACAGATGGTGAAGATAACTGTCAGCCTATTTATGTACCTCGTAGTTCTTTAATTGATTTAAAGATTACATGCGAAGAGGTATTGGCTGACCATAGTAGAGCAGAAGAACTACTGCCAACAGGCGCTGGCTTCTTCTTTGGAAGCACAGAGTATGACGAATGGTATTTCCACGGTATAGAAAAAACCGTGGAGATAGTAAGTAAACTCATTGAAGATGTACCTGAAGGATGGGCCTTCGAGTATCAGGCTTCATGGTAAAGAAAGGGACATATGACTACAGCAGATGTAGTAGAAAAGAAAAACCGTTCAGCCTGGATTAAAGCAGGCATAGCGGTAGAAGCAACAAGCGCAGCACAGGTAGCCGAACAAGCAGGACTTAACTGGACTGTTGGATTATCTGAGATGCACACCTCTGACTTCTTGCATGTACCAAAGAAGCAAGCAGTCGTAAAGAAAGCAGATGGAAAAGAATCAGTCATTGGTGTAGTGGGTAGCAAGTACAAAGTCTTTCAGAACTCTGAAGTCTTTGGCTCACTAGATGGATTGATTGACTCAGGACAGGCTCGCTATGCAGCAGCAGGTGAGTACGATGACGGAGCAAAAGTATGGATGCTCATGTCATTACCAAAAGAAATGGAAATCAAGGGCGACCCACATGCTGCCTTCTTGCTAGCCAAAACCAGTCATGATGGTTCATCATCAGTAGTACTACGCCCTATCATTGAGCGATTGTTTTGTTCCAATCAAATCAATCGTATATTTAGAGCCAAGAATAAAGCACATACATATACGCTGCGTCATACACAAAATGCAGTGCTATCAGTATCTGATATGCGAAACCTTCTTGACTTAACCTACTCAAGTATTGACATGTATAGCGACCTGGCTAACCATCTCATGCAGCGTGAGTCAGACATCAACAAAGCAACAGCGTATTTCAAAAAGGTATGGGCTTTACCTACCAAGATTGAAAACGCACCGCTACACTTACTCAGCAAGGGTGAGAAAAATGCTAAGTCCCGTGCCCTCAATGCACGACAGAAGGCGTTTGCTATCTACTCAGATAGCCCAACACAAGAAAACATTCGCAATACAGAGTTTGGTTTATGGCAATCAGTAGTAGAGTATGCTGACCATCACTCTCAAAAAGATGCTAGTATTGCTACCCTTGCAGGGCGCAATGATGGCATCAAACTTCGAGCACTAGAACTACTATCAATCTAAGGAGAATCGTGTACCTAAATCCAATTACAGTAGACGGCACCACCTATAACTTCACAGAAGAATCACTCAAAGAACTAATTAAGAGTGAGGCAGCAGCAAAAAGAAAGCACGAAGCAGTAAGTACAGAAGCACAAGAAGCATACAGAAAACTAATCAAAATACGTAATGAAGTACATGCCTACTTTACAGAAGCATTTGATGGTTCTGTTGATGAGGATGAAACAACTGTTACACGTGATGAAGTTAACGCATTGCTTGAATCAATTGGTTCAGACATGCTTACCACAACTTGGTCTGCAACTGTAGAGATTACAGTTAACATTACTGGTATCAAGGCTACCTCTAAAGAGGAAGTCGAAGATATCATTATGGATAATATCGAAGTCAGCGGCTACGACTTAGACATTGACAGCCAAGATGTAAGTGTAAGCGACATCGGACGGGAATAACCACCATCAATCATGCGCTATCTAACACATAGGCGTTTGTTCATTTCTACTATGTGTTAGACTTGGGGATGGGTGGTCCCGCCATCTGCGAACACGGGACACTAAACAAGGAGATATATGCCTACAGAAATAACAAGAGATAGATACGGTAGACCAATGATTGTGCCACCTAAAGGTGGCAAACCAATTGCTTATACTCGTGCTACTACAATAGCCAACAGTCTTGATGATGCGTCAGCATTAACAGCATGGAAGATGCGTATGGCAGCAATAGGTTTAACAAGTAGACCAGACCTACTACTAGCAATAGGTGTAGCAGCAGATGATAACAAGTTAGTTAATGCATACATCGAAGAAGCAATGGATGCAGCAGGTGCTAGTAAAGCAGCAACAATAGGCACAGCCATTCACGCACTCACAGAAAAACTAGACTTAGGTTTAGACTTAGGTTCAGTACCAGACCAGTGGATGCCAGATATTAAAGCATACGAACAAGCAACTAGTATCTTAACTAATCTTTTCATTGAACAGTTCACGGTCTATGATAAGTTTAAGATTGCTGGTACACCAGATAGAGTTGTTGAATATAAAGGTGAGCGATTCATTGCTGACTTAAAGACAGGTCGCATTGACCATCCAAATAACATATCAATGCAGTTAGCAATTTATGCCAACGGCATGCCGTATATGGTGGACACGGCAAGCCGTGGCACATGGGGTGACATCAACAAAGAGAAAGCAATTATAATTCATGCCCCAGCAGGGACAGGAACATGCAAACTAGTATGGATTGACATCAAAGAAGGATGGAAAGGTGTACAGTTTGCAATGAAAGTAAGACAGTGGCGTGACCAAAAGGGTCTAGCCACTCCATTTGAGCAAGGAGAAGATAGTGCCTAGCACAGAAGCACCAATCAGTATCACAGTAAAAACACCAGCAGGTAGCCTGGTAACAGTCCGCGCAGAAAGCGGAGACGAACTAGACAATGTCATTGCACTATCAGTGCATGCCATTGCATCAGCAGCACAAGAACTGGAGTCAGCAGTACGCGGTACTCCAGCCCCATCAGCACAATCAGTAGCAGCAGCGTTCAATGGCAACATCATTGAAACAGGGACACCAGTTCCTGCCCAAGAATATGCACCAGCACCAACTCAAATCATTGGTGGACGCAATTGTCCACACGGAAAAATGACAGCAATTCAAGGCATGGGTAAGGATGGAAAACCTTACAAGGGTTGGTTCTGTCCAGCACCGAAGGGTGCATTTGACAAGTGCAAAAATCAATATGTCACAGTCCAGTCACCAGAGTGGAACACATTTGTTCCAGAACAGATTAAGTGAAAACACTTAGACGCTCTATAAATAAAGCAGAGGTGGGTGGCGAACCATTGCCACCTGCCTTTGCTGCATTTGAAAGGGCTGGCATTATTCTGCGTCGTGCAGAAGTAACTGTAATCGCTGGCACTCCAGGTGCAGGTAAGTCATCAGTTGCATTGTCTATTGCTGCAAAAACCAAACATCCTACACTTTATTTTTCAGCAGATACCAATGCACATACAATGGCTATGCGTTTGATTGCCATGACTGGCAAGATGACACAGACAGCAGCAGAAAGTCTGCTAAAGAATAACCCAGACAAGTCACATGAAATACTGCAACTTAACAATCACTTGTTCTGGTCCTTTGAATCTAGTCCTACACTTAAAGATTTAGATGATGAAGTCTCAGCATTTGAAACTGTATGGGGTAAGAGTCCTACCTTAATTGTGGTAGACAACCTAATGGATGTAGCAATGGATGGGTACGATGAGTTCGGTGCGATGCGTGCCGTTATGAAAGAACTTAAGTACCTAGCCAGAGATACCAACGCAGCAGTGTTGGTACTACACCATACTAAAGAAGGCTTTGATGGCTATCCTTGTCAGCCGCGTAGCGCAGTGCAGGGTATGGTCAATCAGATACCAGCAATGGTACTTACAATCGGACAGATGAAACAGGGAGACGAAACATATCTATGTGTAGCCCCAGTTAAAAACAGATACGGACGGGCTGACCAGACAGGCAGTAACTATGTTACTCTGTCATTTAATCCTGAGTCTATGTACTTAGAAGATGTAGCAGTTAGATACCAACAAGAGGAGGTAGTGTAATGCCAAAGTATAGAGTTACATACTCACAATATAAAGTAAAAGTTATTCGTGCATCATCATTAAAGATAGCAGAAGAACGTGCAAAGAAAGCAGAGACAGGTAGATGGGAACTAACGGAAGTTAGGGACGAGCCACAGGAATGAGTACAGCAGCCAAGCGTAAAGGCAGCAAGGCAGAAGCAGATGCTGTCAAGTGGTTAAAGGTCAATGGCTTTCCATATGCAGACCGCAGAATCGCAGGAGCACAACTAGATAAAGGTGATATCAGCGGTGTGAATGGAGTGACCATCGAGGTTAAAGACCACGTCCGCATGGACTTGAGCGCTTGGGTCAAAGAGTTAGAAGTAGAAATCAAGAATGATAACGCGTGGACTGGGACAGTTCTGCACAAGCGGAAAGGTAAGTCAGATGTTGGCGAGTGGTATTGCACAATGCCAGCCAACATTTGGCTTGCCCTAATCAGAAAGGCAATGGGTGAAACATAGTATCGCGGACTACTTAAGATATGTAGGCGCAGCCGTGCCTGCTGAGGGACACGGCTGGCGCAAAATTAAATGTCCATTTCATAGTGATAGTCATGCATCAGCAGGTATTAACTTTGAAGAAGAAAGATTCAAATGCCACGGATGTGGTGTTGGTGGAGATGTATACGATTTAATTATGCATAGGGAAGGAGGTAACTACAATGAGGCTGTCAAGTTCGCACAGACAATTTCTCTTGCAGGCGACGCACCAGTACGCAAGTCAGATTCATCTAGCAGCAGAGTATCTAGCAACACGCAATCTATCGGTCGAAGAGGCGCAACGCTTTCATCTTGGAGTGGTAAAGGACGCTCTTCCAGGTCATGAACAATACACAGGTAGACTAGCAATACCCTACATAACACCATCAGGTGTAGTAGATATTAGATTCAGAGCGATAGGTAATGCTGACCCAAAGTATATGGGTATGCCTGGTGCTAAGACCAGCATGTTCAATGCACAAGTAGTTCTTACTGCATCAGATTATATTTGTGTGACAGAGGGAGAAATAGACTGCATCACCATGAGTGTAAAGACAAACCATCCAGCCATAGGTATTCCAGGAGCCAACAACTGGAAACCATTTTACTCTAAGATATTAGATGACTTTGATACAGTAATTGTATTAGCAGATGGTGATTCAGCAGGCATGGATTTTGGCAAGAAGGTTAGCCGAGAGTTAGGTAATGTTAATATAGTTCAGATGCCAGAAGGGCATGATGTCAATAGCATAGTAATGCTAGAAGGAGCGGAGTTTATAAATGAGCGAGTCCGAAAATGTCTTTCTGAATGATGGCGAAGAAGTATGGGATTTTATTAGGGAACACCCTAGGTACATAGGCATACCAATCTCCAATAAAAAAGGATTAGATATTCTTAATGCTTTACGGGATATATGGGTAGCAAATAAAACAAGCCAAGATAAAGCCAACAAAATGTTAACTATGCTGGCAGCAGTGTTAGTATCAGCAGAAGCAGGACACGGAGATGAAATTGTAGAAGAAGTGTTAGTGCAAGAAGCAATGATGGACTTTGAAGAACAGGCTAAGGAGATACTTAATGAAAGACCTGAATAATTTTGAAGATATCTTGAATGAACTACGTATTATTATGGTGCGTAAGCATCAAGACTACGGCCCGTTTAACATAGCCAATGCTCCAGGTGGTGCAATGAATGGCTTGCTTGTGCGTATGCACGACAAGATGGCACGATTAGAAAACCTTTACTACAAAAGTAGCGACACGCCCAACTATGAAAGTATTGAAGATACCTTTCTTGACCTAGCAAACTATGCAATAATCGGACTATTGGTGCAAAGGCGACAATGGGAAGGCGTAGCAGAGGGATAACGTGGACTACTTAGAAGAGTATGAGCAGATGGTTATGGCTATTGCTGCCGAATACCAGCGCAAATACCCTATGACTGACCAGCAAGACATACAGCAGATTCTATGGATATGGTTCGTTAGTCATCCAGTTAAGTACAAAGAATGGTCTGCTCTGCCACAAAAAGACAAGGACAAACTTATAGCCAAGTCTCTTCGCAATAAAGCAATTACATATTGTGAACGCGAGAAGGCACGGACGGTTGGCTATGAGTTACTTGACCTCTACTACTACGATGCATCTGTTATCGAAGCGTTCCTGCCATCTATTATTGCTGAGTCATATGAGATTCCAACCAAGATTAAAGACCTTAACTTTAAGTTTAATAAATCAGAGACAGCCAACGATGGTAACAACTGGCTAGTACTTAGGTCTGACATTGCCGCAGCATATTATAAACTGTCAGAAGCAAAGCAGTTTATTCTTAAAGTCAGGTTCACAGTGGACAATGTCGAGTGGAGTGAAACTGCCAAAGAATTAAATACAACACCAGATGGTGCACGTATGAAGGTGCAAAGAACTATTGCATCTCTTATTAGAAATCTAGGCGGATGGAAGCCACAATCTGATGATGATTTAGTAGAGGCAGATGATGACGAACGAGGAGAATGATGTTGTCAAAGAAATCCGAGAGTTACTACATCCAACGGATTACTCACACGCTATGGACTTGCGAGGAGAATCTATTGGAGATGTTTGCATATGTGGAGGGGATGTATTTCATGCGCTTGTTGCATTTGACCAAGGTGAAATATGCTTTTATTTCCTTGATGGAGAGTGCGTTAACTGTGGGTCTATGGTCACACTCCCTCACCCAACGAACGAAGACACTATCTAATGCCACTATTTGATTTTAAATGTGATTGTTGCACAGAAGTAATAGAGATTAGTGAGAATATTCCACCAGCCTGCCCGACTTGTGGCGAAACAATGCAACGTATATGGTCAGCACCAGCAGTCAAGTTCAATGGCCCAGGCTTCTACTCAACAGGAGGATAAATGGCACACAAAAAGTTTAATAAATTTTGGTTAATCTATGGAAGAATATCAGGATTTGCAATAGGATTTAATGTAGATAGATATGCTATTACTGTTGACTTAGGATTTTGGTATATAGGATTGGAATACTAATGGAGTATCCAGACTGGCAAGGTGAACCTAACTGCAGAAGTGTAGATTCAGAGGAGTTTTTTGTACCAGAAGGTAGTGGTACATACAGAGATGTTAATATGCTTAAGAAAATTTGTAACAACTGTGAAATCAAACAACAATGTTTAGATTACTCACTTAAAAATGGTGTGCTTGGATACTGGGGTGGAACCACGGAGTTCCAACGCAAGATACTAAGAAAGAAATTAAACATTACAGTCAAGCCACTATACTTAGGATACCCATGAGCAAACTATCAGACTTCGACTTAGACCTAGCAAGAGGACAACAAGGAGAAAGATTAGTAGAACAACTCCTAACAGGTGGTGCTACAGTAGAAGTTAAGACAGATTTAAGATGGAAAGAAACTGGCAATGTATATATTGAAACAGTTTGCTGGTCACACAATAACGAGAATTGGTACCTATCAGGGTTGTCCAGTACTAAGGCTGCATACTGGGCTTTTGTGCTGGAGGGGGCAACCTTTATAGTGCCAACGGAAGTACTGAAGCAGGTAGTAACGGCTAGGGGAAGAGCCATTACTTGCAACATACCTCCGAATCCTAGTAAGGGCTACCTTATTAAGATTGAAGACATCATAAATACAATGCGTAAATAACAAAAAGACCCCCAGTGCTGGTAGAAATACCAGTTCTGGGGGCTTCTTGTCTCTATGGGGCTGCTAAGCCCCTTAAATGGGTACTACTTTGAACCGCGACCAAACTCTGGGGCAGAGTTATCTAGCCACTTGAGTAATGGACCAGCAAAGCCAGCCACTGCTGCCATTGCTAGGGTCTTAGGGTCTGACTCTCCTGCAAGGAATAGTGCTACAGCAGATGCTGCTGCTGCACGAAACCATGTTAGTCCGAGTTGCTTGAATTGTTCCATTGTTCCTCCTAGGGGATTAGGATTTTGTACTGTGCAATTTGCAGCAAGTACAAACTTGTTTTGTATATGCTTTCTTAGCAGGTACTGGTGTTACCTTTGAGATAACTTGGTTAATAATTTTAGGTTGATTCATCCACCAAAACCACGGAGAAGTATCGGTACCCATAGTGGACTCAATAGAAATATGTAGATGCTTATTATGAGGATTACTCCCAATGTACCGTCTGGTTCCTTGCTTAGCCTTTTCTTTAGACCATATCTTGCCTTGAAAGATAAGATACTTAACTCGCTTATCTTCTTTAAGGTGTTCAAAAATTTCAACACAATCAATTCCATTCCTTGGGTCGTGCGTTAGGTCGACTGCAAAACCAGTGTTATGGTCGCTGGTTGGACTCTGTTTCAGATGAGCGTTGGACGGAAGAAGTCCATCGGATGCTTTCATACGCAATGGCGCTATCGCTGTGGCTTGTCGAAGGACAGCAATAGCGGCAGGTGTGGCTCTCTTGACTACAGACTTCATTCATTTCTCCCCTTATGTAACATCATTTGATATAAGATTTCTACTTTTTCTTCTAGTCTTGTAACAGAATCTTTGAGGCTTGAGCCAGAATTTGGTTTAAGTTCATTGAGATAATGTTTAACTAGCCAGCGTACTGCTCCTAAAAAACCACCAACAATAGTCATTACTGCAACGGCAACAGTTGCATAGTCTTGTGCTTGCATTAGACAGTCCTAATCGTGATATCAATGATGCCACCATAACCATTAAAGCCACGGTCTGGTGGTGTCAGTCGAGTAAATGAGATTTGTTCAATGACAGCCTGACGTGATTCACCTGTAGTTAAGTCTTGCCATGTGACAACGTCACCATTTTCTTCAACAGATTCTAATATTTGAATCCTGTCAAAGGCACGACCATCGTATCCAAGTTGTACATTGTATCTGTCTGTTTCCACATCATAACAGTAGACGGGAAATTTCATTACTCGTTGGCGAGGGGTAGCAATAGTTGCCTTTGCCTGATAGCCCTTCATGATAGGACCTTTTGAAGTAGTAGTACCATCGCGGTACAAAATAAACTTATAGGCTAAATACTCTTGTGCTTCTTGTGGGTTAGATGTGGTTACTTCTACTGGCGGTACTGTGGAATCATAAGATATAATATCATACTCAGTGCCATCTGCGGTAACTGTTTCCAATGTCATTGAGCCGTAAGTAAATTCTCCACGTGCTACAAGACGCTTAAAGTTCTTTGGCTCTAATGTATTATAGCGGATATAACCAGTAGTTAAATACCCATTTATCATTAAGTCAGCATCATCTTCAATGTATACTGAACCAGGAGTTGCTACTATAGCGGTGGAAGATGTTACTGCAGCAGATGTAACTGTTGAAGTCACTGCACTTGTATAAGTAAATGTTGAAGTAGTTGCACTGGATATTGTCCATACACCAGTGCTTGAGTTAAAGTTAGAGTCAACTCCTTCTACCCATACTGAACTACCAGCGGTCAGACCATGTGCAGATGCAGTTGTAAGTGTCGCAATGCCTGATGTCATAGCCTTATTGGTGATTGTTCCACCCACTGTTAGGGCGGTAGAGGAGAATACTAATTGGTTAGTCTCACCTGCAAATGCACAAGCAGTAGTTACTCGACCAGAGATGCCACCGTAATATATATCGTTTGCGTAAGCAAATCGAAGTGGTGATACCTCAGTACTTAAGTCAATACGGATAACACCAGGTTCCCCAGATACACCAGTAGCACACCACACATAGTGGTCACGTGCAGCAAAGTCATAGACTGGCTGAGATGTCTCTATAATCAATGGGCCATAACTAACTGAACCGTCTTGGTCGGAGACAGTTGCAACTCTAATACCCTTGTTGGTTCCGATAACCATATAGCCTAGGTAGTAATAGATTCTATGAATGATTTCACCTACTGGCATTTCTGCTGCAGTAATTCCACTTGTAAGTGTTGGCATAACACCAGCAGTACTTAGTGTAAATTTAAGAATAGATGATTGGATTCCGCTGTAACCTGTTACGTAAATGGCTGGACCAGAAGCGGTAATGCTTGTGAATATAATATCAGCATCGCTGTGTGTATATACAGGAGATGGAAGAGTAGATGCTGATGTTGGTATTTCATATATCTTATTGTTAATACACATGACAATACGGTCTTTAACAAATTCCATTACTGCATTAGTCACAGTAATACCATTATCGCTAATCATAAGAGTATCACCAGTGCCAGAAACTCCAGTTAGCAATTTCTTATATATGCGTAATCTTGGAGTTCCAGTATTTAAAACATTAGTAATCCAATAAGCATAGGTTCCATCATCACATATAGCATGGACTGGATAGTCAGTGCCAGCAGCATAATCAATAAAGTGAGTAACGGTTCCAGCAGTGTTAATTTTATCAACATCGTACTGGTCTCTAAGCAAAACGCCGTCATTACCACTCCACTGAATTGAGCGAAGGTGTTGACCAGGTTGGCCATTAGAACTTACACTACCAGTAGTAACATGGCTTGTATTAGGATTCCTAAGAAGAGTTACTTCACCCTGGTTCCAAACATTTACACCCTTGCTATCAGCAAAGCGATAGTGGTCAGGTGAGTTTGTTGTTGTACTTGCTGGGTCGTAGAATGTTATACCATCTCCGCCATGGAAAGATTGCTGACTGCGAATCCACCAACCAGTAAGTGATTGCTCACCTGGTTCTGTCTGGTTATCAAACTGTTCCTTTTTAAAAGGTGCAGTCTGTCGGATATATGGACGTGCATCACTAATTGCATAAATAAATGGCATGCCACCTATTGCAACATCATATGCCACATCAGTGTTCTGCCAGATAGCAGATGTAGCAACTACACCAACGTCAACAGCAATAGCCCGCGTTGCACGACCTTCGGTAATATCACGACCAGCCACGTAAACTCCTTAGTCTTGTTTGTTTTTTATTTGTTCTTTAAGGTGTTGCATACTCCAGTACATAGCATAATAATCCATGTCTAGTGAAAATCTTTTAATGTGCTGAACTAAAGCACCAGTGTGTGCGTGTAGTGGTATACCTGATTCTTGCATCTTACGGAAGAAAACAATGTCTTCACCTACATACCTATCGCCAATATGTTCTAGTTCTCCAAACATTGATTGGTTTGGAAACTTCTCGCGCATCTTAGGAATGATTGACTTGTGCATCAGTACAAATCCAAAGCCTGCACTATCTACCTTAATAACTTCGTTATCTGGCAAAGGATGTACATGCTGGATAGTGTGTTCATCTACATCAAAAAACAATGCAGGGTATGGCTTAGCCAATGTACCTTCGTTTTCCTTAGAGATAAAGTAAGTACCACTAACTACTGGCTTGCCAATCTTGTCAGCAGCATCCCAGAGTTTAGCAACTACATTCATATTAACTACAATGTCTGAGTCAATCCATAGAAGCCAGTCACTTTTAATTTGGTCAGCCCAATAGTCAAACAAAACTTGGCGTTGTCTGCCAATCTGGTTGCCTTGCACTCGCATGCTGTGGGTTAGTTCGATGCCGTTGTTAGCACATTGTAGCGCTACACTAACAACACCTTCTGTGAACTTGCCATCAGTGTTACCGTTGTCGCACCAGCCAATTGCTAGTGTTCCTTTATTTATCTTGCTTGCCATAGTGTCCCCGCTTCTATTATTCTGTTGGTAAAACTACTTCAACCCAAGATAGAGTTGGCTCATCCCAAGTAAAAAACTTGCCTTCTTCTACTGGGCAAGGAGTTGGTGCTTGCCACGTAGCGTCAGCATCTAATGTCCAAGATGGATAAGGCTGAGGCGCAAAAAAGTGGTCAGCAACTGGGTCATAAATATAACCAATACCAGCATAGTTCTTGCGAATTGTAGCGTTGTAAGATGTTTGAACCCAATGGGTATCATCACCTAATAGAGACTTGCAGAACATAATTCCTTTATTCTCGTTCTCTACCTCGTCAAGAAGTAGTTCCTCATTAGCCACAACAATTACTTGTGTAACTACATTGTTTTCATCTAGTTGTGCAAAATGTGCCATTATATATCTCCTTATGCCATTGCGTATCTAATAATTACAAGACCTGAACCACCATTACCACCGTTAGCACCAGTGCCACCATAAGCATATGCACCACCACCGCCACCGCCGTAATTAGTAACACCTGCTGTTGCGGCTACACCGCTGGTATTGCTACCACCGCCACCTCCGCCTGAACCACCAGTTCCTGCTGTGTTACCTTCGGCGCTACCGCCTCCACCACCACCAGCGTATGTTGTAGAAGAACCATAAATAGAACTAGCAACACCAGAACCACCATTACCCGAAACGCTTGATGTTGCGCTTGCACCAGCCCCACCAGCACCACCTCCACCACCAGTTCCACGTAATGGAGTACTACGGTTATTACCTCCGCCATAACCTTGATTAGCAGTTCCGCCTGCTCCATATCGTGCATCTCCTGAGTGAGCAGCACCACCACCTGAGCCACCTGAACCAGGGTTATCCCAAGTAGGACCAACGCTAATTGTTTCGCCTCGTCCTCCACCTGTTGATGTTATGGTTGAAAATACAGAGTTAGAACCACCTGTTGCAGTTGTATTTGCTAATGTTCCGCTTCCAGTAGTAGTTGTACCACCTGCACCACCACCACCAACTGTAACTGTAATAGCAGTTGCAGCACAAGTAAGTTTACTTTCAGCAGTATTACCTCCGCCAGATGTTCCAGCAGATGTACGGAAACCTCCAGCACCACCGCCTCCTCCGCCACCTCCTCCACCGCCACCGCCTCCAGCGATTACGAGAAAGTCAACATTAGAAAGACTGATTACTGGTGTAAAAGTTCCAGATGAAAGAAATGTATGAATCCAGTATGTTCCGTCATTAGTGATAGTTCCGCCACTTGCTTTAGGAGCAAAGGCTGTATTACCTACTAGAAGGCTACGACTAGATGTTCCATTTTTAAGGCTTGAAATAGCCATTGTTACTCCTTAGAATGTAATTGAACCTGATGCAGTAAATTGATAAATGCGATAACCACCAGCAGTTGTTACTGTTGGAGAGCCTGTAGTTGTTTGAATAGGAAAAGTATCTGAATGGCGAAGAATTACAATTCCAGAACCACCACTACCTGCGTCACCACCGCCATCACTTCCGCCACCACCGCCACCGCCTGTGTTTACGGAACCGCTAACTGCATTTGCTTGACTGCCATTAGCACCCTTACCGCCACCGCCTGTACCACCAACACCACCTAAACGCGAAGAACCACCACTAGCGCCACCGCCTCCGCCTCCAGCGTAAGTTACAGATGAACCAGAATAGGAATTAGCAGTTCCAGTACCACCAGCACCACCAATGCCTTCGGAAAATGCAATAAATAAAATTCCATCTGAGCCAGCCGTTGATGCTCCACCGCCACCACCGCCACCCATAATATTGGTTGCTGCGCCTCTACCGCCGTTGTTACCTTGACCGCTAGTTCCTAAACCACCTGCAGTGTTTGAATTTCCACCAGAACCTCCGCCCGAACCACCTGCTCTACCGTTCTGCGTATTTCCACCACCGCCTCCTCCGCCAGTAGATGTAATTGTTGAAAAAATAGAATTACTGCCGTCACCACCTGATTGACCATAATTAGCATTTGAACCTCCGCCACCTCCACCTACAGTTATATTGTAAGTACCAGAAGAAACAGAAAAACTTGCTGCGGTCAGTAAACCACCTGCACCACCACCGCCAGCGTAGCCATAACCTCCGCCTCCGCCACCAGCAACTACAAGGTAATCAACTAATGTGACAGGGTTGTATGCACTGTTTCCAGCAAGCAAACTTGAAGGAGAAACTACTCCAGTCTTAAGACTTGAGATAGACATTAGACCGAAGCCTCGTCTCCAAACGCCTGGAAAGCAATGTTCGCAGTAGACGCATAGACGGAAAGTACATCAGTTGTTGCAAGGGTTAGACCTACTGTAATGATTGTTGAGTCAGATGCTCCGACTGTAATGTCATATCCAATGTAGTGCTGGTTAGCAATTGATGCACCTGCTGGACGTACTGCCAGTCTAAATGTTGCAGCAGTTGCAGTTAAGTTAGCAACTGAGATAGATGAGACTACCGCTTCTTTGGAAGCAGGTACTGTGTATAGACTTGTTAATGTAGTTGCTGCTGGGTTTGATTGCCCAAGAACTTTTTTAGCCATTTGTATTTCTCCTTAGGTTACGCACCCATCAGCATAAATACTGACGGTGTTGGGTCGGTTACGATTGATGCCCACGCAGCGGCTGTTCCGTTGGTGGTCAAATATTTTCCTGAGTTTCCAGTCTGTGAAGGTAATGCATCTACTGCTCCCCAAGATGAAACAGTTCCATTAGTAGTCAGGTACTTACCTGAGTGTGTTGCCTGAGCAGGTACTACATAAACGCTTGATGTGTCAAGGCTTACTGTTACGGCACCTGAGGTACCACCACCAGATAATCCTGTACCAGCAGTTACACCTGTAATATCTCCAGCGTTAGCAGCAGACCATTCAAGTCCTGTTGCTGTTGCGCTGTTAACACTTAAAACGTATCCATTAGTTGCTGCAACTGTTAATGCATTAAATGTGCTCGCACCTGTACCAGCCAGTAACTGACCTTTTGCGGTAAAGGATGCTGCGACTGCAGCAGCAGCCGAGGCTGCACTTGTCGCTGCACTAGCAGCAGATGTCGCTGCAGCAGTTGCTGATGTGGCTGCACTTGAGGCACTTGTTGCAGCAGCGCTTGCAGATGATGCAGATGCTGTAGCAGATGTAGCAGATGCTGTAGCACTTGAGGCTGAGGTAGTTGCACTATTAGCAGAAGCAGTTGCAGAAGCAGCAGCGCTTGTAGCGCTAGTTGCTGCAGCAGTCGCTGAGTTAGCAGCACTTGTTGCATAGCCTGCAATTGTGGCTACTGAGTTGGCAGCAGTTGTTGCACTTGCTGCAGCAGATGTGGCTGATGTAGCCGCTGCCGTGGCAGATGCTGCTGCTGAGGTAGCACTTGTCGCTGCTGCTGTTGCTGAACTTGCTGACGCTGTAGCAGAAGATGCTGATGCTGTTGCACTATTAGATGCGCTTGTTGCGCTTGTTGCAGCCGACGTTGCAGATGTCGCAGCACTTGCTGCGGAAGTCGCTGCTGCAGTTGCGGAACCTAAAATGCTATCTACGTAATCCTTAGGAGTCGCAGATGATGCTGACATCCCTGCAGAAGATAGACCAGTAATTACTGGAGAACCAGAAATAGTTGGGCTTGTTAAAGTCTTGTTGGTAAGAGTCTGTACTGCCGTAGCAATTACCACTGTGCCTGTTGTGTTAGGCATTGTAATTGTGTTGTCCTGAGTTGGGTCAACTACTGTCAGGGTAGTCTCATAGGCATCAGCCGTTGCGCCCTCAAAGACAATACTTGCATCTACACCTGCACCTGAGATACTAGGGTTGGTGATTGTAGGGCTTGTAAGGGTCTTGTTAGTCAGGGTCTGTGTGTCTATTGTTCCGACAACCGAAGAGGAGTTTGAAATGCCGTGAACACCTGTAGAAGCCTCGACGTGGGCGTTGGCTTCGCGGTAGTCACGACCAATTGCCATGTGACGAACCACTGCGCCAGCAGAGTGAGCCTGAGCAGACGAGCCATCAATGGCTCGGGTTATTGTAAAGGTATTAGTTGATACCGCTGTGGCATCTACAATTTCTTCAATAGCCGTATCTGGGTCAACTACGATAGTAAAGGTTGTTCCAGCGGGGATAGTTACACCACCCAAAAGCGCTGTACCTGAAACAACAACCATGGATGCTGCACCAGCGGTAACTGCGCTTGTCAACGTAGATTGCTGAGAGCGTGAGGAGTAATTTCTAGTTGTCATTTATATTCCTATCGGCTGTAGTGAACTCGTGTTGGGTACTGAGTTAATTGTTTTTGTTTTTCTTCATTAAGACGCTGTTGATATAGTCCAAAAATTTGACGCACTGCTGTATTAGATGCACCAAACGGACGCTTAGAATCAATCTCATCAGCCTGTGGACTGTACTGAGCAGCACGGGCTGGGTCAAGATAAGACAACAGTCTATAAACTGCGCCTAGAATAATTACATCTTTAACTGTGGTTGATAATCCAGTTTGTGTAGAAAAATCCTGTGAGTTACTTGTAAAGGCAACTGGATGTGTAGCATACATAGCCTTAACAGTTCTGCCAGGAATAATAACATCATGAATAGTTACAGTCTGTGAACCACTACCCCATGTTGCAACATTGGCAAATGGGTCAAAGGTCCATCTACGAACTCTAATCCATTCTTTAGTTGGCCCAATATCCTGCCATGACATTGTAAGTACATTTTCTATATTTAAATCTTGGAACTCATAAGTTGTTACGGCTGCATTGTAAGTAAAAGATGTTTGTTTAACTGCATAAATAGAAGAACCAACTGCTTCAATAGTATCGTTGATAGCCTTCTTAATAACATAGCGCGGGAAAATAGGTGAGATAGTAACCTTTACATCCGCAGCATGGGTAGCAGCATCTGTTCCAAGATAGCCTCGCCCATAAGGAGCGACTGTTGCTGTATTGCTAACGCGGTCAAATGAATCAACCCACATTAACTCTTCATCAATTTCAAGTATACCTTTACCCACATTACTAGTGTCTCCAAGAGACAAGATTGTAGGTGCAGTACTTGGTGATGTTAATGTGCTAACAGCGGTTCTAAGATAGGTAGAACGGTCCTGCTGGTATGTATAACCAGATAGATTGATAAGTACTTCATCAATCATCTGTGTTAATGTTATTGTCATAGGTTTATGCTCCTTAGTGCAACAACGGCTGATAGTCCAGTAGTTCCTGCTAATTCATTGCAAATAGCGTTTATCATTTTGTAATCTTTAGGCTGACGGCTTGCGCTAGCCTTAATGTTAAGTGCGGCAATAATTCCTAAACCAGATGTTGATGCGTAAGCATTGGCTGCGCCTTGCTCAGACTTGTATGCTGTTAGTGCTGGGTATGTTCCACCGTTTGCAAGACGATTTAATTCATCAGCAAATGTGCTACCTGCTTCTCCTGTTGCCATTATCTAAACCTCGCAGCCTTCTTTGCTATTGACTTTGGTTGTTTTACAAACTGCTTACCTTTTGCATTGCCAGCAGCCTTTGCTTTATTAGTTGCTGCTTTTTCAGCAGGACTTAATGCAGCCCATGCTGCTGCTGGTAAATATCTTTTCTTACCTTTAGATGGCTTACCATCAGAAGTTTTCCACTTCTGTGCAGTCCACTTCTTAAGTGACTGTTGTGACTTAGCAAGAGCCATTACTTGTATCCTCCGCCTGCCTTCTTATACTGAACTGCAAGCAACTGTGCTTTACGAGCAGACCATTCACCAGGGTCTCCACCCTTAGAGCCAGCCTTAATTTTTTTAAATAGAGAAGCACGCATACCAGGCTTAGTGTAGTTACCAGCAGCGTTGACTTTAGACTTAGCCTTCTTTACCATTTGACTTTATCCGCCCAGTACGCTGCAGACATTTTTCCTTTAGCAATGTTCTTAGCATGACGTGCTTTAAAAGACTTTTGACGGGCAGTAGGCTGCCTATCGCCCGTCACACCCTGCTGACCAAAGCGAATAGTTTTGACCTTGTCGCCTTCTTTAGCCACAACTACATGTGACTTCTTTGGATGATTTGGTGTGCGCTTAGGCTTGTTAAAGCCTGACACTCCTGCTCGCTTTAGTCTAGGGTCTGCCATTATTTTACTTTCTTTAAACGTGGATTCTTTTTCTTAGCAGCAGCACTAGCCTTGCGGGTAGATGATGCAAGAATTGCACCTGCTGCTTCCATAGAAACATTAGACTTTTTAGCAATCTTTTTTTGAACTGCTTTAAATCCAGGATGTTTCTTCATTCTGTTCCCTTGCCGCCCTGCCAACCAGGAATCTTTGTAATATCACCTTTATATTTAACAAGTAATTTTTCAAAGGTTGTAAGTTTGCGTGGCTTGATACGTGTTTGAATATCTCTAACCTGTGCTGGTGTATTATCCTTACGGGCCATTACTTCTTCTTGCCCATCTTCTTCATAACCATCTTCTTTGCAGTCTTCTTAGCAACCTTCTTCTTCATACCCTTTTTCATTTCCATCATCTTTTCAGACTTGGATTCCATCTTCTCACCTGCTGCATAAGCCTTAGCAGCCTTCTTACCTGCTGGTGTGTATGGAAACTTCTTATCTCCGACCATTGGCATTATATTTGTCCTATCTCTTTCATTACTGCTACGGTTGATTTGTTTACTTTGTTTGCATCAGGCATGGTGTTTGAGTTGTATGGCTTGCCTAATACTTCGGAAGCCTTTTCGGCTTCACGAATCTTTTGCATTGATGTACCGCCAGGTTGTATACCCTGTGCTCTAGCCTCATTATAAGCAGTTAGTTCTTGGTTAAATGCTTTTTGTGGCCTTTGACGACGAGAGTCAGCATCACCTGTACCTAATTCAAGGGTCATAACTTTGCATCCAAAGCAACCCTCTACATATTCAGGATGTGTTTGTATTTGATGTAAACTCATAGTTCAGTAAAGTTTGCTTCCGTCACTCCTACACCACCAGCAATAAGCGCTGCCTTAGTAGCGTCATCTACTGTGTGGGCATAACCACCACGATAGACAACTGGATAAGTTGGTAAATCAGAATCAAGTGGATAACGAATTTGTTGGTATTCTCCATTAGTATTTAATACAATAGATATACCACGGTCTAACTTATAAAACTCAAATAGTCTATACGTGCCAGCAGGGCCTTCTTCAACTGTTGGTGTTTTAAATAACCAGTTAGACATTCATCCTCCTTTAGTGGACTCACCATAAGGCTGGATTGCTCCAGCCTTACAGTCAATTAACTACTAGAGAGCAGCGATTGATGAACCTGATGTGATTCGGTATAGAGCCTCATCGCGGTAAACTGCAAAGCCAAGTACGCCGTACCAACCCATTGGGCGGAAACGCATCAACTTATCAGTTACGTTACCAATAACTACGTGTGGTTCTTCTGCTACGGCTTCTGCCATTGCTTGTGAACCTGCAACGATTGTATCGAAAACTTCTGTAACAGGTGTAACTGTAACAGTTGTTGTTGCTGTAACTGCTGCTGTGTTCGCTGTGTTAACAGTAATTGTTGTTGTTGAACCTGATGTTGCGATAGCAGAAATCTTAGCACCTGTAGCGATACCTGTTCCTGAAATCTTGTCGCCAACCTCTGCACGAGATGCGATAACAGAAGATGAAGCAACGCCAAATGTAAATCCTGCTGATGTTCCTGCAACTGTTACTGATGTTGTTGTTAGTGCTGTCTGGTCTGCACCTGACTTAGCAGAGTACAAACGTGATGACTCTACGAAGAACGCGCCTTCGTACTCACCGATTTCTCCAGCCCAAATCTTGCTTGCTTCTGAAGCAGACTGTGACTGTGGGTAGCGCCATCCTAGGTCGCCTGTCTCAGCACGAAGGTCGTGTGAAACTTCTGGGTGAATACCTACCCAGTATGCATTTCCACGACGGCCCTTGGCCTTGTTAGAACGCAACTTAGCAACAGCCTTACGGATGTCTGCTGAGTCTAGTGTGTCTGCTGCATCTACGTTAGCAACTGCTGTTGCGTTACCTGCGTAGATGTTGTTTGAACCTGAGCGTAGAGTTGTCATTGCAACCTTGTCGATTGAATCTGCAAGGTTGTATGCAATGATGTTAGCAATTGCTGGGTCTACATCTGCAAGTGAGAAGAGTTCCAATGCGCGAGTTACTAGAACTGCGTTACCGTACTCATTAAGTGTCACTGTGACAGAGGTTGGTGTTGTCAGTGCTACTGCATCTGGGTCAACTGTCTCTGTAAGTGTTGATGTTGCTGCATCAAGGTCAACGTACTTCTGTAGAACTACTGTTGAACCTGGGATTGCTTGACGTGCGGGGCGCTTATCTGCGACAGAACGAATTAGGGGTTCTGAACGGAGAGCGAACTCGAGAAGGCGGTCATACGCCTTTTGTACGAGACCAGCGCCGCCTACTGTACCGCCGAACGAACCGCTCGAGGTATCTGTATATGCGTTTGCCATGTTTTTTAGTCTCCTTGACTATGAACGGATATTATTGTTGTGATTGAAGAAAAGCAATAAAATCTTCAGCGCTCTCAAAATTGCCATTTAGTCGAGCGTTCATATCATTTGCTTTATCTGGCGAAATACCCTGCTGCGTTACAACATCTTGCTGGCGTAATGCCGCAAGATTGATGTCGTCATTATTTGACTGAGGCTTATACCCAATTAAATCTCCATTGTCAGATAGCCAATTATTAATTGACTCTTCATTAACTTCGGAAATATCCTTTAGGATTAACCGTGCTGCTTTAGTATTTACGCCCTTCTTTTCAAGGACTTCCTTAACGGTTGACTCACGCTGCGCCTTGGAAAATACCTCAAGTTGCTCTGTGAGTTCTTTAATACGTTTTTCATCCGAACGCTTTGCCTTCCGTAACTTCTTTACCAAGTCACTTCCGTCAGAGTTATCGATGTCTGTATCAAAGTCATCGTCTTCTTCATCCCAGTTGTTGTTGCTCATAGCAACCCACCCTTCTATTCGTTGTAGTTCGCAGGCCACAGTTCAGTTCGGGGAAACTGGCTGGCTCCTACTGTCGGTCTATTACGCTGCATGAGGCCGATAGGTTCATGTCAGGATTTTAGAATTGCCCTACGCTTGATGTAGTAAGGCTGGTCTTGTTGGTTCCACTTGAACCACCAAATGCTGCGATTTCTCGCTGAGTTAACTTCTGTCGTCTACGCTGAGCCGAGGCAAGTTGATTAAATACTTCCTGCTCTGCTTGTCCAAGGTCATACCCTTCAAGGGTGCTGCCATAAATATCAGATAGTTTCTTAGCATCAGGAAGAATATCTGCAATAGTTGAATAACCCTTTTGTGCTTGTGCTTGAGTAACTCCCTGTGCAGCCAACTGTTCAGCAACCTGAACACCAGCAGTAATACCCTGACGGGCTGCAGCCACACCAATTTCAGCAGCCTGAACTTGACGTTCAATCTTCTGGAACTGTTGGTTAGGGTCAAGTACATAAGCCACAAGGTCATTTTGACCAATGTTATAGAACTCTCTTAACTGACTTGTAATTGCTGGGTCAGCATTTTGTACTCGCTGAACTGCAGTAACAATACGATTAGATAATTCATTAGCAGAAATATCGTTAGCAATAAATTGAGAAACATAATCATCAGTATCAAACTGCTTTAGTCCGTATGCTCGCAATGCTTGGCGGTATGAATCTTCCATACCAATATAAGTACCAGCATCTAATACCGCTAATCCCTTTTTTAAACGCTCAGTATTTGCCTTAAAGCGCTGCTTATACTCTGGTGTTTCTTGTAGTTCAAAAGCAATAGTTGATTCTGTTGAACCATTAATTACTAACTCTCTAATCTTAGGAACTAAAGATTCTAAACCATACTTAGAAAAACGTGCAGTTAAACTAGTTAAAGCATTTTCTTTACGTTGTCTTTCTTCAAGGGCTTTTTGTTCTGCTGCTGCAGTATCTGCCGTTGTTTTACCAGTAAGTTGTTTTGTTAGTGCAGTAATCTGGTCTTGTAAAGCCTTAATTGCAGCACTGTCACTAGTATTGCCTTGTCCTGTTGTACTTAATGTACTTCCACCAGCACCATCACCACCAGGAACTGAAGAGTCAAATTTTACATACTTTCCAGTGTTGTCTTTTTTAAATCTAAAACCAAATGTATTTGAACTTCCAAGAGAATTTGAAACCTCTAACTGTTGACTTCCATCATTGTTAGTAATAATTTTATAGCCAAGCACTCCAGCGCTTGAACCAAAAAATTGTTCTAATTCTTTAGGGAATGGACCAGCAGTAAGACCATTTCTACTTAAAAAGTCTTTTAATCCTTTTTCTCCAGAACCATCTTCATCACTTTTTAAAGCAACTGGTCTTGAACCATCGGCTGCTAAGCCATTGGCATCGACATCTACTAAACCATTTGCAGTATTAATGCTTGATGCTTTAGTCCATTTAGGTTTTGTATCCGCTGGAACTGGACGTGAACCATCAATTGCTAGTCCATTAGCATCAACATCTACTGGACCATTTGCTGTGTTAATAGTTGAGACTTTAGTCCATTTAGGTTTTGTATCTACAGTTGGAACAACTGGTTTAATAGAACTTGGTTCTGATACTCCAACTGCTGCTGCTTCTTCTGGAGTTAAGCGTTGACCACTAGTAAGCCTTCTAATAATGTCTTGCAACTGTGCTGGTGTAAATTGTGTTTTAAGGGTAGGGTTATTAGGTACTGTGTCACCACCACCATCAACCATCATTCTGTTTGGATTAAATCTAGCCATTACATCATCACCTTCCAGTCTCTAAGAATACTGGAACCAATTTCATTAAAACTATCTTGTGCGTTCTTGGTGTATAAGTAATCATCCTGTGACTTCATAATTTTTTCTGCTTCCCACAAAGGAATAGGAACTGGTTGCTTAGTTTTTGGGTCTACATACTGAGTTAACTTCATAAAAGTTGGATTACTCCACTGAACAGTATCTGGGTCTACACCATAAATTGTTGCATAACTTTGCTTAAGGGCTGATGTTTGTGATGCTAAACTTCTACCAGCCATAATTCCAGGAGCGTAGGCTGCGTAAGCACTAGCAGACATGTTACGGATTTCTTCCTCAATGTCATCATCTGTTGTTCTACCAGCAAATAAATCTGTTGACTTTTGTTCCCACCAAGACTTATTAAGCAACTGGTTAACACCATAATCATCAGCATAGGTCTTAAGAGTATTAACCATGCCAAGAGTTGTGCCGCCAATAGTACCTAGTTTTCCAGAGTTAAGAATCTTTACATCTAATTGATTTTCATCTAAGCCAGAGTCAAAACCTTCTTCAGTTAATTGATTAAAGGTAGCGTCATCTAGGTTAATACCTTTAGTTGTAAGTCTTTTACGCTGTGCTAAGCGATATGAATCAAGTAATTGGTCATACTGACCCCGTGCCGTAGCCTTTAAGCCTTGACGGCTTTTACCAGTTTCGGTTATGCCCTTGTAATAATTAGTTGCAAAATATTTAAGTCGTGCTTCTGTATAATCTTTCTTTAAAAATAAATCATAAACTTCTTGCAGTTCTGGAAATGCCTTAATAAGAGAGTCGGTTAAGCCAAAGGCTAATGCCTCAGCCTTTCCATCAACAGATTCACTTCCCGTAGCCTTAGGCTTACCATTAGGATACTTAAGGTCAAATTGTTCTCTAGCCCTAATTCTTTCAAGACCAGTTAATTGGCTAAGGGCTTTAAGTTCTGCATCATATTGGTCCTGTGCTGGTGTCTGAGCCATTTATTATCCCTCCAACCCTGCTAAAAAACTAATAAAGTTAATACTTTGCGCTTGGTTATAATCCAATTTATTTTCCTTTGGAATTTCTTCACCTAATTCAGCACGTACCTGTGATTCAGAAAAAGGAACTGTTGAAGTTCTAGTTACTTCTTTACTACCTTCTTTTATAGTAGTTAAAGTACCCTTTTTAATCTGCTCCATGTAGCGGTCAGTTTTTAATTTTACAGTTTCTGGGTCTATTTCTTTTTGCAGTTCAGACATATAAACATCTCTAACAATTGCCTCAACTACATCACGGTCCATAAGGTTAATATCACGGACTGGTAGGTCTTTCTTACCATCATCACCAGCAGCAGGTCTGCCACTTAACCACTTATCAAACGTAGGAAACTTAGATACGCCTTCTACGGTATAAGCATCTACAATCTCTGTTGTAAACTCATTAGCCGCAGATAGTACTCCACTGTTAAGTGCAGTTTCACTACGAGTATCGTACTCTCGCTGTGTTATATATTGAAGGTCAAGTAGTTGCTTTCGCAATGCTTCTTTTTGATTCTTGTATAAACCGCGAATTGCTTTAACAATTTGTGTTTTGTTAGCAAAACTATAGTCAGTACCATTAGGATTAATTACTAAAAATCTTTGTTCTGTTTCTCCACCAATAAGAGTTTGAAGAATACGAACTCGACCATATGGGTCAAAATCTAAAAAGTATTTTGGTTGTGAGCCACCAAAGTTTGTTTCAAGAGACTTCTTTTGGTCACTACTAGCGTTAATCTTATTAGCATTAGCCTTATCTTTTGCTGCCTGTTGAGCACGGGCTTGGTCTGGTGAAGATGCAGCCATTATCTATTAACCTCCGTAGGACCTGCCGTATTGACATCTCGTGAATATGAATTAAGCAATGGTTTAAATATCAATCTGTTTGCTTCAGAAATTGCTGGGCTAGACTTAACTAACTCATCAATAATTTCTACTATCTCTGTTTTTCTTTGCTCTTTAATCTGAGTAAAGTCATAGCGCCTACCCATAGATTCATCGTTGGCTAGAACCACAAAGGATGCAACCTCCTCAAGAATCATCTTCATAGCCTTACGGGTTTGCTTATCAACAGGAGTTTTATTGCTATTGATTGCTTCGTTAAGAGCCTTAAACTTCTTGCCTAGTTCACCGCGTTCATTAATAGAACCATTGATTGCAGCCTCTAGATATGGATTAGAAGTAATTAAATCCTTCTTAGACTGGGCAGCAATGTTAATTAACTCTTTGCGTTCCTGTGTTATGCCAACTGTCTCCAGTTTCTTTTCTAACTGGTTACCAATCTCAAAGTACTGCTCTTTATCTTCTGCGATTTGAAGGCGTAATAAATAGTCTTCAAACTCTGGCAACTTAATTAAGCCTTCTGCCTGCAACCAGTTATACACATCTGAGTTGTAATCGCCAGCACGTGGTGCAAAAAGATAGGCTACTTCTTTGTATGTATCTACAAATGACTTGTTTTCAATAGCCCAGTTTTTAACTTCAGTTGTCTGTGCAATGAATACTTTGTATTCTTTTTCAGTACGCGGCACTGTCCAGATTACTTTACCTGGATTTTTACCTACAAATGTAGCAACTGCTAAATCAAATACATCGCTAACATCATCTCCAGCATTACGCAGGATGCCATTATAAATATCCCAAAACTCTGCTTTAAAGGATGTAATGCCAACCTTACGCATATATGCGGGTAAGTCTTTACTTTCCTTAAATGTAGGCATACCTGGAGATATGTAACCCAAGATAGTGCGAGCAATAATAATATTGCTAGCAGAAATCTTTAGATTATCAATGTACTTCTTCTTCTCTTCAGCCGTTGCATTTTCTGAAATGCCTAATCCGTTGGCTTGGAAGTAAGCCATTGCCTGAAGTGTTGCAGTTGTAGACTGTCTATCCCACTCGTATGGAGTAAGAGTTGATAGTGCACCTAAACTTGTATCAGCCAGCATAGGTGTTAGCGCTTTTCTAAATGTCATTGAATCGGCAAAGTTACCCAATCCAATCTGACCAACTACGTCAGCGGCTTTTTCAAACTTAGGTTGTAGTTCTGCAACCATACCTTCTTGGTTACCAGGTATAATTCTTTCAGCAAATGGAACGATATTGCGTAGCAATGCACGTATAGAAAGAACAGTTACTGCTCCAATAGGACCAGCAAAGGCTGGTTGACCAGCATCAGGTGCAAAAGATGGGTTAATCAATCGCAACTTTAATGTAATGTCATTAAATGTTGGTATATTAAATGTCTTGTTACCAGTTAGGGTACGAATAACTGGCTCAATTGCAGAGTTAATAATAGTATCTGTTGGGAAAACAACATACTTGTCACCCTTATCATCTTCGTATACATCTCCTGCTGCATCTAATCCAGTGTTTAATAAACGTAAACGATACAAAGTACGCAATGGTGCTTTAGTAAACAGACGGAACATACGGCGATGGAAGTCTTCTGTTGCACGATAGAATCTACCAACAGAGCGAACTGATACCGCAAAGTTAGACTTAACTTCTGGATTATCTACATACTCTAAAAGTTTTTCACTTGAGTCTTTGAAGGCAATCTCAACAGTTTGCTTCTCAGCATGGGCTGCTGCTCTTGCTTTAGCCAGTGCTGGGGCCATGCCCTGCTCAATTAGTTCTGTTTCCATACGAGTACTTAGCATTTTTTCGTATGGTGCTAGGCTATTTAGTCTTTCATCAAAGTAAATCCATAAAGCCTTTTGACGATACATACCAGTAACAGTCGCATCCATTACTTCCATAGACCAGTTCTGAAACTTCTCAAGAATCTTAGGCAGTCCGCCTTCTTCTTCAAAGACAGACATGTCTTTATTGTCGCCATGGCTAACAAGTCGTGTATTAATCTCACCACTTACTGGGTGACGACCAACTGTAGCCTTTTGGAACTCATCAAAAGTAATACCAGCAGATGCGTTTTCCCAAGCATTGTCCATACTTTGCTTAGACTTCATGCGGAAGATTTCAATTTCTGCGTACTTGCTTTTAACTAAACCAAACAGTTCCTCATTGTAGGTATTTGGCCCGCCATGGAAAGTATTACGCATATCAAGAAGCATGTTTTCTATGTGAATACGTGCAATTTCTTCATCAGGTACGCCCTGTTGGCGATAATAAACTGTTGATGAAAACTTTGATAGAAATCTTTTAGATAACTCTGCATTGGTTACAGCAAAACCCTCTATTGCATCATCATAAGCAACACCCATTGACTCCATTAACTCATTACGGGCTGCAATAAAGTCATCTTTTGTTTTTAGTGCGTTGTACTTATAGAAAACTGGGGCTGGAGATAACTTTACACCAGCAGTAATAGGCTCACTGTTGTAAGGAAAACGAATAGACCAGTTGTCAAAGTGAGTTACCGCAATGGCTGACTCTGACATTTCAGAAACTTGTCGAGCAGTATACTTACCGCTCTTTACTAGTCCTGCATCTGTCATCATCTTACTGAGATTGCTAGGAGTAAACATTGAATCTACAAAATCTACATCTATTTTTCCAGATATAGAAGAACGTGCACCCATTGAGTTAATCATTGACTCAAATACAACTGGGTTGTTACGCATTAACTTTTCAATGTTCTTCCAGACTGACTCTGGAACAGTATTCTTGTACAAATCCTGAGCACGATAAACCATATCCTCACGGATTAACGCCATTGAGATTTCTGCTTGTGGTACATTGTAGCCACGCTTAACAGATTCCATTTCCGCTAACTTTTTAATAGCGTTGTAGCGAACCTCTGGACTAAACTTCTTGGTTGGGTCAAGGTTTTTCATAACCTTATAAAGACCACGAGCATATTGACCTTGGGCAGCCTTAGAACCAGTAATGGATGTTAAGGCTCTTGTTGGAAATATTGCTTCGCCCTTTAAAAATGCTTTAACATCGTAGTAAGGGGCATACATAAAAAAGAAAAATGTTTCATCAATAGCAGAACGAATACCCAAACGTGGGTACAGCGTTAGGTCTGCCCAAAAGTCTGTGTATTTACGAACAAAGTTGTTTCGTGTTGCTCCACCAAGTAGATTTGTAAAGTTAGTCTTTTCACTTAGTTTAGAACTAGCAGCATACTGATACAACAAATCGTATGGAAGTGGTGATATACCATCAGTCATCTGTGATGGTTCAATAATTCCCTTTGATGCTTGAAACGGAATGTCGTTTTCATAACGAATTAGGTTAGGGCTAATTTCGTCTACCCACTCAAGAGGCACTTCGCTTCTTGTTGTAGAAAGCATACCTGTCTCATTAAAGGTTTTAGCAAGAATTTCTTCTGCTTGTGCCTTACCACCAGGGCTACCGTACATTCCAATTTTAATCATAAACGCATTGTAAAGATTACGAATCATTGTAATCTGAACTTCTGCTGATTCATATGGATAAGCCTCAGCAAAAGCATCGGCAAACTTTGTATCCATTACTTGGTTTGCTAGGTTTCTTACGCTTTCAACTGTCTTGATAGAGTTGTCGCCCCAAAGGATGCGACCAGGTGAACGGCTTAAACCAGTTCCAATTTGATAAGCAATCTTTCGTGCACTTTTTACATTGCTTTGTAGTGCAAAAATATCTTCAATATTTGGGTTTAACAAAACTTCAGAATCATTTGATACAGTTCGCAAAGTATTCATGATGGTTTCTAAGCCTTCATCATTTTTGCGGATTGCTTCATCTGTTGCTTTTGCACCAACAGTAGGATTAAATAAATCGTATGCAGTTCTATGAACTGCTGATGTCATGTTTCTAAAAAAACGTGCAGTAGGAATACCATCACGACGGAAAGAAACACCATCTACTGGACCACTAAGCATTGTGTCAAAGTCATCTACTTGTGTAAAGAATCGCTTTGCGCCTACAGCGTTCCAGTCATTAGTTTTTTTCATCTCTGTTGAAATTAGTTTTACTAATTCTCTATTACGGTATTCTGGATAATTTTGTTTAATTTCATTCCATACCTGTGATTTAACAGTTGGACTTTCATTTTCTGTATATCGCCTAAACAAAGGACCTAGTTCGTCATCCCAAAGAGTTACAACTTCTGGTTGACGAAATGCCCAATCCATTCCAGCAGAGGCAGTACCAGCCTTTTCAGAAATAAATTGATACTGGTCTGCCATTCTTTGTCCACGAGATTTTAAACCAACAAATTGCAAAGCCTCTTTGGCTCCAACTGGAATACCATCTATGCCTTTGGTAACTGCTTTAGCCGCTGGACCTATACCAACATAAGTTAGTGGGTCAATAACAACCTGATAGATAGCATCAACTGGTCCTGAAACCAACTTCTTTGCTTTTTCTGTACCCTTTTTAGTTGATACATCAATACCAATCATTTTTGTAAACTTAACAGCCCAATGATTTTTATCAACAGTAGTATTTGTTGTAGGCATTTTGTTTGCAAAGTCACGACCTGGTGAAACCTGAGTTTCTAACTTAAGCGTACTTTTTAGATTTTCAAACTTAATTGGTTCATCACCCATAAAACGAATAGCAGCATACATATCATCATCAACTGGACCATACTCATCAATTGATTCACCAATTGTGCGGCCTTCGGCATTACCTCTTACTAAAGTAATTAATGCTTTTCCATATTGTTTTTCAAACCTAGCAACTTTGTCCCAGCGCCAAGAGTTTAATCCGTTATAAGAATCTGAAAGAAGTTTCTTTGTAAACGGTTTTCCTTGGTCTATTTGTTCTTTAGCAACATAAGCCGTATTTAGTAACTGTCCATATTCTTCAGCGGCTTTAAACGCTGCAATAAATGGGCTAGCAATTCCCGTAACAGTACCCATTGCTGCTTTACCTACGCCTTGAGCAACTTTACCTAACAAACCTTGCTCAGGAAGGAACTGTTCTTTGCCAGCATAGATATAACGAATGTTATTTTGGACCATTGGGTCAAGTTTTAAAAACTCTTCGCGTGCTTTTTTGTCGCTAAGTTTAAGCAATTCTTTGCCTTTTTTGTGGCTTTGAGATAGTTGCTCAACCATAAGCCTTGACTTTGGGTCAAGGGTTGATTTAATAGCAGCAGAATAAAAGTTAGGACTTAACTGTGCTACAGATGGGTCTAATGGAACCTCTGGCATTAAGCACCACTATCTTCTAGCATGCGGTAAATTAATTCTGTATCACCACTTGGGTCTTGCTGTGCAATTTTTCTAAGAACAGAAAGAACTGTTTGCTCAGTACTTGGAAGATTTAAAATACTAGAATCAGGACCAGGACCAAAATCTGCACCAGCAGTAATTGGTTCATCTTTAAATCTTGTTTCAGCAGTTAATGGAGTAATGTCTAAACGACTAGTTCCAACTTGTTCAGTTCCCTGCATAGGTGCAGCCATTTGTGTTGCCATGGTTGATTCACCTTGCCCATATGGCAAGCCAGAAATGTATCGTGCAGGTTGTGTAGCACGGCCTGATTGTCCGTTGCCACCAGTTGCAGAAATGTTTGCTGGATTATTTTGAGGGGCTGTAGGACGCATACCACCACGATTTTCTGGTGCAGTTGTCATTCTTCATCCTCCTCTTGCTCAACGGGTTCATGCTTAGTACCAAGTACTTCGCTGTTATACTCTTGTGCCATCTTCATCATGCCGTATGCGTTCCACGGTGTCATGGCATCGCTAACTTCTGTGTGTAAATATCGGGACCCTTCATAGTCTGCCCACTCGGTTATTAATAACCAATTGACGCAGATGTAATCAGTCCCCTTCTCATCCTCATCTACAAGGATTCTTAGTGCTTCTTCTATTTTATCTCTAAACTCTTTGCTCATTTTGCGTGTTGGACTTTCACTATGACTGGTTCAGCCGTGTGAATATCCCAACGAGATGCAATCTTGATTGCCATTCTAATATCTAGTTCCGCCACCTTTGGCGTAGTTTGCTTTCTAGAATTAGCAAAAGCCTCAATGGCACCGAGAGCAATGTCAGCGCCACTGCCAGAACAGTAGATACCACGAACATCGCGGTCCCAAGAATAATCTTCAAAGACAGGGTAAATAACTCCACGAACGACAATAAGAAATTGCGAATCATGTGCTGCTGCGTCTCCGTCCTCTTTCATGTCATAACCAGAATCAATAAACAATTTACGCATTGCTGGTATAAACGTTTGTGTCATAAACACATCTAAGTCATCAGTAGCACGTGGCTTGGGTGCTTTCCACCCAAACTGCAAAATGTTTGAACCACGACTAGCACCAGAACCTGCAATTAGGATTCCGTTGTTTTCAATAATCTTATGTGTTGCTAACTCCATAAAGCGACCATCATCACCAGATGAACGGGAATCACAGCCAACGGCTGCCCAATCTTTTCCTTGAATTGCTACAAGCGTTGTCACTGTCCCCTCCTTAAACTAACGTCGCGTAACTGTCCTTGCTGATGCCGAGGCTTCTCCGCCTGAAGTTAAACTTGCTAAAAGACTTTGTAGTGGTGCTGGACCTTGTGGTGCTTGAGGTGCGCCTCCTGCTGGCGCGGCGGGAACAGGGGACGGTTGCTCAACCTGTGCACCAGCAGGAGGTAATTCTGGCGCAAAGACTTCTTCAACGGCATCCTCTATTGGTACGCCACGTTGACGAGCCTTAATAACTCCAGCGATTTTATTTACCACGGCTGATGGGTCCCCACCTTGCACAGCCATTTGTGGAATGGCTTGTGTATATGCCTGCAAAGAACTAACAAGTGCTTTACGCATATTTTCAATTTCAATCTTTTCTTGCTCTTGTGTTACGTTAATACCAAAAGGTAGTTCACGCATTGCTAGGTCTGTAGAAATTAATCCACCACCCAATGCTTGTAACATAAAAATAAGTCCCTGTGCTGGGTTAAGCCCAGCAAGCATGCCATATCGAACATCAGCGGTAAAGTCACGCTTAATGTCTTTGCCTGGCTTGTATGTAAGGCTGTAAGGAGAACCTGCATCCACACCACGGATTGTTTTTTCAACATCAAAGAACTTCTCATCTACCTCAAAACATACAGAGATAACATCTCGTAATGCAGAAGCAAAGATAGCCTGAGCAGATTTAACCTGTGTATCAAAGCCACCCATAAGTGCTTGAACACCCTGACCAGTAATAATGGAAGCATCAATGTTTCCAGTACGTCCCTCTGGGTAACGTGTTCCTGTTCGTAGTTCCTGCTGCAACAAAGCCTGCTCAGTAAATGCACCAGGTGGAATGTTAAGGTCTACGCGTCTTACACCTGCTGGGTTAGCAGTACGAATAATTGCATCGCCACCCAGTTCAAGTTCTGTTACATCCGTTGGTAGAACAATTGGAGCCTGTACTGACTTCTCTGCTGCTTCCATCGCAAGTAATGCGAATCGATTACGAAGCAACTGAATACCAAGTACATCATCAAACTGTCCACGCATCTCACCATCAACTGATGGACGCTTAGCAACTACAACCATCATCTTACCAAGCGGGTTAGCCGCCTTGGATAGAATTAAATTGTTTCTTTCTGGAACAAACAACAGAGATTGCTGTGCATCGTAATAACGAATTATCTCTAGTTGTGCGTTAAGGTCACCCTTGTACATTTCTGGACCAAGGAGTTCTCTTGCGTACTCAGGAAACTCTGAAGCAAGTTCCCCAACACTCAAGTAATAACGCTTAGCAAAGGCAATACAGCGTCCGTAGCGGTCAAATTCTGGGTAAGCCCCCACTGGATTTTCTACGCGGATACGCGGTAGCCCTGCTTCTTCGTCTAATTCAATGATGAAAGGGACGAAACCAAATGTGATGTACATGTCTGCGCCTGTGTACATCTGTACTTGTAAATCTGAGTTAGCAAAATAATTGTTAGCAATACGAGTACGTGTGTCTGCAAACTTGCGAGCACGGTCGTTTGCCTGATTAGCAGCAGAACAATTAACAGATGGCAATGGAGCCATAACCTCTGATAGGTCACGAGCAACAATGTCAATAAAGTTTGCTACTACGTTAGCGTCAACACCCTGCGGAAAAAAATCTGGGTAAACACTTGCTATCTGTCCTTTACGGACAGCAAGAACATCTTGCTGGCGTGCATCACGCTCTGCAGCACGGTCTTTAAGGGATGCAACCCGTGCAGAAATTTGTTCTATAGAAAGCATTATTGTCCTAACGATTGATTAAAAATTATTTAGTCATATTTCTGTAAACTTTATTTACATACTTAGCGCCCGCTTTTGTAATGCCACCAATTGCGCGTAGCCCAGGACCACCAACAGCAAGAAATGCAACATCAGCAGCAGACTTTGGCACTACATACTCATCAACAATTTTCATTGCCTTAAGTGTGTTACCACCAATGGGTGTTTTATTTACTTTAACTTCAGTGCGTTTAGCCATTAGTTAAAATTAAAGACCCATACGCTTTAGGTCTGATTGGCTACGTGGGGCATTTGAGTGGTATGGAACGATTGGCTTTGTTAAAGGTTTTGTTCCAGGCTTAATAACCTTAACAGAATTGCCAGTTTCTTTGTAAACAGGGTCAACATTTTTTGCACCCTTGCCAGAAATTCCGCCTACCATACGAGCGATTCCCTTTACTACTTTAATTGGGTTTGCCATTTTATTTTCCTTATCCGTATTGTTGTTGCCACATTTCGGATGCGGCTTCATCGAGATTAATTGATGTTCGTTTGTGTTGTTGCGCTCTGGTAGCCCAACGATTACTTGCGTACCGTGCAATGTTGCTGTTCTGTTGCATAAACTCACGGGCACGAATTACAGCAAACCATAACGCCATAACAGTATCCGTCTTACCCCTGGTGTCAGCCTTCCAAGTAATTAACTGTTGGACTAACGCCTTCATACCTTCTGAGTTTTCAGTGCTAGGTAGTTCTACAATGTTGTTCTTTTGGAACTTTCCCTCGCGTGTAGTGCCAAAGAGTGTTGACATAGATGCCACGCCGAAGTTTGTGTCCCACTTGTTCTTGCCTGTAAAGTGAGAATTAAGCCGTACGCCGTGTGAAGAGAGCCATGTTCGTAGTTCCTCATCAAGGGAGTAGGCTTTCTGGTGGGCGTTGATTTCAACGCGGAACTCTTGCGGTCTGTACCGAAGCGTAAAATCTTCAATGGCTTGCCTAATTTTCTGTGGCGTTGGGTCTGACATGTTCATGCAATCTAGAACATAAATCTTTCCATCAGTTCTGTTATAAGTAATAGCCACAAATGCAGCGTTACCCGCCATAGCGGGGTCAAAGCCCACAATAGTGTAACCCTCAACTTGAGGTGGATGTCCCGTTGCGCCAGGTCTTAATGGACCACGCTTACGCATGCCATTGATAGAACCTTGCACCAGTTCAGGTGGAAAGATTGAATCTTCAACTACATCTTCTTGTTGGTAAACAAGTGCCCATGTTGCTGGGGTTACTTCGCTTCTACGCTTAAAAAGCGTTTCGCCATCCCACTTAGGGTATAACCCATTCTCATTAGGTGGGGTATCTTCATCCCCATCCCATGGTGTATCACTTGCAGGCCAAAGGGTTTCCCATTCTTCTGGCTTATCTCCATACTCAAGAACTGCTGGCATACCCATGTATGTAAAGGGTGACTTGCCACCAGACCAATGCTTAGGGTCACGGAGTTCTTTATAAAAATCAGATGGCGCAATACGGGTTCCTACCACCAGTAACTTACCGTTCTTGCCCAGACGGGTAATAACTTCCTTCTGCAGCCAGTTAATCTGCTTTTCATGCTCGTGAGCGTTAGAGGTAGTTATACAGTCATCTAGGATAATCAGGTCAGCGCGGGCACCGTAAATCTGCCCACCCATACCCAGTGCCTGGATAGTAGGGTCCTTCTCACTTGAGTTTCTCGCATCACTCCCAAGATAAACCGTATCAACTCGCCAAGTATCTGAGTCTTCTTTCCAGCCCCCTTCTGGTCCAAAAGTTGTTTGTAACTTTAGCCAGCGCGGGTGGGATAATCTCTGCTTGATTGCGTACACGAACTCGCGTGCTTTGATAAGGGTCTTCGATACCACAATAATGCGGACGTTCGGATTGAGAGCGATGCGATAAGTTGCGTAGTTAACCGTAATGACGGTTGATTTGGCGTGCTCAGGGGGAACGTTTAGAAGTAGGCGGTTCCGATTGCCTGGCTCGTAAATCATATTGGGGTGCAACCACGAAGGCTCGCGTCCTTCTAATAGGTCAATCCAATCCATATGATGTGGAAAGACCCGCTGGTCCAAAAACATCTCAGAGAACTGAGGAAAGGTAATATCTTCACGGGCTACGCCCATGGCTTTTAATGAACGCTCTTTAGCGTTTTCCTTTGCCTCGACAAGGGCGGTAGCAAAGGCTGGGTCTCTTAAACACCAGATACGAACAGTGTCTGGCTTTTTGCCATTTTGTTCCATAGCCCTATGCACAGACATACCCTCAGAAACCAGCGCCAAAACTTTGGCTTTGGCCTCTGCCGCCATAGCGGTACGAGGGTTATTAGTCTTCTGAAAAGTCACGTAACTGTCCCATCTGCATATAGTACAGACCAGTTAGTAACGGATAGTAGATACAGTCTGTAACGCAAGTTCCTGAAGAACTTGCTTAGGTAGTAAAAGAAACAGCCTCTATATAGTATTAACCCGTTCAAACAGCCATTCCGAACGGTTCAAAGGCAAAAATCTTTTTACTTAACTAAAACAGTTAAGTAACAGCCTAAATAGCGCACAGGGACTGTACGGGAAAATCTTTATGGGAGATACTATATATAACTAGAGACAGATTTAATAAGGCTAGGGTCAGAATTATCTGCCCCAGTACTGACAGAACAGGGTATCTATACTGTACAGTGTGAGACTGGACTGTAGTCTATCCCCTCGACCATGTCTCGCCCCAGTTCTGTTTATAATATAACTGCCGATGGCTGGTTAATAAATGAAATCGTTACAGCCCTGGCGATGGCTATGTCTTTAACCCTCGCAGATGCAGGACGTAAACCAATGGTCGTAATCTGTCCTATGCTTTGTGGTCAAGGACGACGCTCCCGCTATGTCGCCCTTGCCCCGCAAATCAAAGGCAGACCAGACGGCAATACAATTCCTTAGAATTGATATCACCGTCTTTTACTCATGACCCCTTGGATTTTATCTCCATCAGCAAAATAGCAAGCCGCTATTACCATGATTCCCGTCACACCCTTTGGGCATGACAGTAATCACAGTAACAGCCAGTGCTTGCCATTTCAGTCGCGTTGTTCTACGACTGCCTGGCTGGCGTGCTGATGACGGCTCTCGATTTTGAGCATCAGAGTCTTGTCAAGTCAAGCCTCTGATAGGAGCGCTCAAAATAGGCTGGCAGGCTAAAGCCTGCGTAGCCATTGCTCGCGCCTGAGATGGATGGGCGTTGCCCTTAAAATTTGGGGGTGGTTAACGAAAGGAAAGTACAATGTCTGATGAACTGACTGTCTCCAACCCATGCTACCAGTGCATGATTCAGATGGAACTATGTGTGGACTGCCAAGACATACGCGAGACACGGGCGACTATCTTCGCCCATGACTTAGTTGACGAAAGCAGTGATATCTACCGATATGCACCAATGTACACGAGCCTAACCAAAATCGAACCCGAACCAAGTGGGCACGAATGGGTAGGTGCAGTAACTCTAGACAGTAGAGACCAAGAAAGACTAGAGTTTATGGAACCTGTCACCAACCTATCCGATAGGTTCTTTGAACTGGTCGTGGACTTAGGTCCACATGAAACCGTGTGCCAAGACTGCCACATGGTATGCAACAAGCACGCTGTATGTCCAAGTTGTAACTAACAAACCAAGCAGACCTGCTCTGAACAAGTGCAGGAGCAGGTCTGCACAACAACACTACCAACAGAAAAGGAAACAAAATGAACACAGTCACATTCAAGAACAGCGTTATCAAGAATGTTGTTGACCGCAATGGTTTCTACACAGCAACCATCAACGACTACGAACAACTACCAACAGGGCGCATGATTTGCTCTGACTCAACACGAGTGGTTATCTTCGATGAGAAGGTAATCTCAGAACTTCGAGCCCTCAACTGGCTCGATGACCAAACCGCGTACATCAACGCAGAGGGTATCGGCAACACTCGATGGGACCGTCGCCCAAACATTGACAACAAAGACCGCAAGCCAGGTCTCAAGCAGGTAGTACTAACTGCAGTTACACAAGCATAAAGACACAGGCAGGTGGGGGCTTCGGCTCTCACCTGCCTTCTCTTTTTTTCTTTGAGGCAGGCCCCGTAACATCAACGGTCGGTAACGAGTTCATCATCTATCCAGAAAGGTAACAAAATGTTATTAGATTCTATGACCATGTTAGCAATACTGATAGCCTTGACTACAAGTATTGTGGTTATTACACTAGCAATTAGACAAAACATGTTGTTAATGAAAGAGAATACAAATCTACGCCGTGCTTTAAGAACAGAAAAGCAGGCGCGTAGTAACTACTACTACATAGACAATGATGTAGCGAAAGAAGACCTATGGACAACCAAGTAAAGTATCTAACATTTGATTGCTACCAATGTGGTATAGCAATAGTGGTAGATGTAAATAAAGCACACGCTAGGAACTATTGCCAAGCGTGTGCTTGGTCTAAGTTAGGAGCAACAGATGTCATACACAGTAAATGAAATAGCGGACTTAAACGAGTCCATTGATACA